CTTCGAACCGAATAGTCGAAAAAGAGATCCTTCGGTGCACTCGGCGCGATCTGAGATCGCTTTCGTTGTCGAACCGTTGAATCCGTCCGCGGCGAAGGACTCGACCGCCGCGTTGAGAAGTTTCTCCGCGACTTTTGATGCCACACTTTCCCCCTTGAGAAATTGACAGAACCTCCCCTTTACGAAATCGGAACGGAGAGCGAGGACAATTGTAACGGAGGATATGTCGGGATAACGACGAATAATTTCGAAACCTGCCGAGAATGAGAGGGTTATCCCCTGTCTCCGGGAGAGGGTCCCCCGTGTTCGGAAAACGTAAACACGGGGGTTCGGAAAACCGGAAAAGAGCTATTTCGTCGGAGTGAGTGCTGGCTTCGCCGTCACGACAGTCGGTCCGGTCACCTTGTTGAACGTCGGCGCCGGCGTCGCCGCGTGAGCTCCTGGAACGGCCGGAGCTGGAGGAGCTCCCTCCATGTGATGAGTCGTCGCCTCGAAGTAGATTTCGGGATTGTTCTTCGTGGGGGGTTGCGTGATTTTCATCTGGCGCCGAATGAAGATTCGATCTCCGTACGTGATCGCGTCGGGTTCGCCGTTTGCGGGGAGCGGGACGTCCGCGACGAGTTCCCCGTCCTTCGTCTCGAGTCGCATCGTTTGCATGCTCATTTTAGGAACCTCCGAGCCGGAGTCTATCTCAAAACTTGATCCCCGCTCCGACGAAAGCGGTTCCGCCGATTACGCCCCCGGACGCGACGAACGGTCCCTTTGTATAGGAGAGCTGTCCGCCGAAGACGTTCCGGCCGGCGTGCGTGTCATAGCCGACGAGACCGGCCGCGGTCCATCGCGGGATCTTCGGGATCTTCACTTCGTCGACCGGGACGTCGATTCCGCCGACGACCGAGCCGTCGGGACTCGAAGCGAGCACACGCTGAGATTTGTCTTTCATTCGCACGAGAGTGAGATCGACCGTTACAGGGGGGCATACGTGCGCGCCAGGAGCTCCAGGAGCGAGGGAAGCATTAGTCCTGGGGGTTTGGACACCCCCAGGAGAGACGCGGGGGAGGGCGTTGTCGGTCGGATCGACGGTAACCTCCACGATCCGCTCGACTTTCCCGCCTTTTGGGATGTCTGGATCCGCTTTTATGGGTTTCGTGCCGGCCGGCGCCCCCTGGGGGATCCCGGACGGCGCGCGCTCGAGCTCGAGGGATCCGTCTTTCTCCCGGACGGCCGCGGCCGCGGTTTCCGGTTTCGCGGGTTTCGGCCGGTAGATCTCCCAGGCGACAAGGAATCCGGTTCCGATCAAAGTGATTGCTACGATCGCGACGAGATGAGCTTTCATTCTGTGACGTCCTTTTGCGAGTCGCCGAGAGCGGTCGAGTCGTTATGAAGTTTTTGTCCGACGAGCTTCGAGCCGGTCACGGCGCCGGCGATGATCCCGAGAGCGACATTCCAGTCGCCCGTGATTCCCTTCCCGCTTTTCACGAGCCCGACGGTGAGCTGTGCACCGAGGAAGACGACGCCCGCGAGGACGACGACGGCGAACGCCGCGTTCCGGAGCGACGCGGTTCCGTCGTTCGAATCGAAAAATTTTTTGAGATACGTTAACAATCTCGAATCCTTCGGGGGAGGGCGTCGAGCTGGTTTTTCTTTTTAGAGCTTGATCTTCGCGATCTCTGCCGCGATTGCTGTTTTGAGCGAGGCGAACTCGCTCGCGATGTGAGTTTTGACCGAGCCGTACTCGGCGAGAACGAACTTCCCAAAGATTGAGCCGACGATGAGACCGCCGACGCTTCCGATCACGAGTCCCTGAAACATTGTTTTTTCCTCCGACTTAAATTTGAACGTCTCCGCCGACCGCCGCGGCCGCGGCCTTGACGATCGGCGAGAGAGCTTTCGAGAGCGCGTCGACGTACGCGGTGAAACGGTCCCATCCGTTGAGACCTCCGTTCACGCGCCGGCGAACCGATTCCCACTTGCCATCCTCGGCGAGCCTGGGAATGTTTTTCGCTCGGAAAAACAAAGCGAGGACCTGGGCGCCGATCGCGGGATCGAGCGCGAGATCAGGATTCGCGAGGAGATCGACGCCGATCTGTCGACCGTACCCGGAATAATTCCCGCGGCCCGTGATCTGGATGTAACCTCGCCCGCAAAACTTCGCCCCGTCTCCCGGTTGAGTGTTCCCCAGGTCCGCGCGGCCCTCATAATTTTTTGTGAAGTAAGCCGGCCCGCCGCGTTCGCGGATCGGAGAAAATCTTCCCGTCTCGACTGCGACCGTCGCGATCGCCGCGATCCTCGTCGCGAGTGAGCTGATCTCCTGGCGTTCGAGTGCGCCTTCGATGAGCGGCCAATTCACGCGAACGTTTTCGATCGGACCGAAGGGTCCGAGAATTTCGGAGATCGTTTCGGGTTGGATTGCGTCGGTCACTTCGCGAGAATGTATCTCGCCCCCTCGATGAGTCCCGCGACGACGGCGCCGGTCCCGGCCGCGATATATGCGGCCTTCGCTTCGACGCGCATGACGCGCCTCTCGATCAAGTCTTTGAACGTGAGCAACGTTCGAACGCTCGAGCCGAGTCGGTTGAGATCCGTCGTGACCTTGCCGACGGTCTCTTTTGTCGCGCCGGCCTTTTCGATCTGCTCGTCGTTCTTTCTCTCGAGCCGACGCAAGGTCTCGAGGATGTAAAGCCGCTCGGCGCCGTATTCGTTCGACGTGCCGATCAGCTCGACCTCTGTCGCCATCCCTCGACGATGAGGGATCGAGGGCGATCGCGTCACGGTGCCATCAGTGAAGCGACCTCCGCGCGTTTTTTACGCGTGCGCGAACACGGCCATCGTCAAACCGAACGACTGCGAAGTCGGGAGCATCCAGAGTGGCGCGATTCCGGCCGAGATCGAAGTCCACCATCCGGAAGTGATCGGATCGTGTCCCACTCCGCCATAGGTCGCGCTGTAGAAGCCTCCGGAATAGCTGACAATTGCTCCCGAGGGGTAAGTCGTCCCGGAGTTATACGCTTGCGGAAGTTCGCCGCTCACCCCGGCAACGATGAGGTAAGCCAGTGAGACATGACTCTCGGTGAACGGAGTTCCGTCGACCGTGTCCGTGATCGTGAAATCGCTGTCGATCGTCGCGCCCGCGAGAATAAGCGGGTTTTGACCAGCGATTCCGGTGATGATGAGATCGCCGACGCCCGCGGGCGCCAGGATCCCCGGTTGACCATGCGTGACCGCAGAAAACCCCGCGTTGACGACGTTCTCGAACGGGCTCGCATGCACGCCGCTGAAAGCTGCGACGGCGAGCGCGGCCGTGTAGCCGCCGGAGTGCGTCATGGTGAACGTGTGACCGGGACCGACCGTCGGCGACGCGCAGTAGTAAACGACAGGGACCGCGCCCCCTCCGGCCGTTGCCGGCGTCCATGTGTTCCCATAGCTGTCAGTGAGGACTCCGGTCGAGGGATTGTCCGACTGTCCGACGACGGCGATGAAATTCGCCCCCGTCGTATCGATCGCTGGAGTCGTAACGAACCCCGCGGAATAGCCGGCCTCGGCCGCGGCCGTGTGCGCGATGAGCGCGACGCCTCCGCCTCCGCCTCCGCCTCCGCCTCCGCCTCCGCTGACTTTCTCCTCTGCCACTACGCCCGCAAGAATCATTTACGTGACGTCTCCCATGAGATCCCAGACATCGGTCGCGACCTGGACGAGTTGAACCGTTCCGTTCGCGCGCGCGATCGCGAGCGTCGACGGCGAATTGATCGTGACTCCGCCGCCGGCCGCGATCGTCGTGATCCCGGCGCCGATCTGCCGGACGGTGACGACCGTCTGGAGCGGGAAAGCGACGCTCGCGTTCGGGGGGATCGTGCAAGTGTTCGCGGTCGCGACGTTCATCCGGACGAGAAAACCCGCGTCCCCGAGAACGAGCACATAGCTCGCGGTTTGATTGTTGACGCCCGCGATCGCGGTCGGACCGTTCGAGTTCACCCATTTCGAGCCGCTATACGCGAGGAGCTGTCCCGCGGCCGGCGACGCGATCGTGACGTCGGTATCCCCGGCGAGCGTCGAGGATCCTCCGCCTCCGCCTCCGCCGGCGACGGCCGTCCATGCGGTCCCATTCCAAAAGTAAACCGCGGTGTCGGCGACGCTGTAGACGAAGAGCCCCGGCGCGGCCGGATAAAACTCCCACTCACCCGAGCCGGCGAGAGGATTGTCCGTCGTCCAGATTGCGATCGCGTTGTCGTGTCCCGCCCATGCTCCGGTTCCGGTCGCCTGGACGATGTACGCGTCGCCGTTTGCCGGCGAGCCTGGGGGAGCGGACGTCGAGCGGTTGATGACCGCGCACATCAGGAGCGCGTCGATCGCGCGGAGAAACGCTCGAAAGTTCGCGTCGAAATTGTCGCCCGTGAGGGCGTTGATCATCAGTCCGCGACGAGGTCCGTTTGTGACGCTCATGACTGCACTCCTCCGAAAAAGTTTCCAAAGTCGAGCCCGAATCCGGTCATCTCAAACGTCACGGCCTGGGGTTGAAACGAGTCGAGTGTGTTCGCGTTCGAATAGATCTCGAGAGTGACGGGTCCGATTCCCCCATCCGAGACGCGATCCGCGGCCGCGTAAACGAACGGCGTCGTCGCGGGGTTCACCGTTCGGACCGTCGTCCCGCCGATCACGACGAGGACTTTGAAAATCTGCCCCGCCTCGCCCGCGATCGCGGTTTGATCCTGGGCGACCATCCCGCCCGCGGCCGCTTGCGTGAGTCGGTTCCGCGAGACCCAGGTGATCGTGACGTCGTCGAGCGTCGTCGTAAAGCGAACGCCGTACGCTTGGCCCTGTTCGCACACGTCCCCCGGCGGATATGGTCGCAAGGTTCGCGATCGCGTCGTGACGCTGATGTAACTCGCCGAGGCGAGCGGGAACGAACCGAGATTGTTCTCCGGGAGGATCTTCGCCTGGATCGTCTGATCGGACCCATACGGCGCCGGTTGAGTGAGCCCGCTCCCGTCGCTCAGAAAATACACGGGAGCTCCCGACGCGTGATCGGCCGGGACCGTGTCCAGGACTCCGCGGAGAACTCCAGCGATCGAGATCGTCCCGTCGCTGTTAAGTGTCCAGGTTTTCCAGGAGACGATCTCCTCATCGATGAGAGCGAGATTCGTTCCCAAGTGCACGCCCCCGACGTCGGTCGAGTTGAGCTGATTGAGGTCGATCCCGTTGACCTGGAGCTTGAACCCCGTCCCGTCGAGTGCCGGCGTCGCCGCGAGATATTTCCCCAGGAGTAAACCGAGCGGCGTGAACGACGTCACTTGATTCGTCTCGGTGTCGTTTCCGCTCACGGGTTGGTAAACGAGGTAATCGTGATCGACGCCCTCGGCGCGCGCGACGAGCGACATCGCATAGATAGCCGGCGCCGGCGCGAGCTGGAGCGGAACTTCCTCGAGTTTCTGAAACACGGGAGCGGTCGGAGCTCCGGTCGGATTGATCCATCCGGACGAGGGAGGGGGATCGTACAGCGTGAAATTTAAGCCGAAGATGTCCTCGACCGCGTCGATCGTGATCTTTCCCGCGGCGACCTCGCCGTACCCGATTTTGATGATCCGGAAAACTTCGCCGACGATCCCGAGCGGGACCCATGAGAGTTTGAAAACTCCGCCGATCCGATAACTCCACGCCGCGCGCGAGACCTTGATCGTGATCTTCGAGAGGGGATACGTGAAACCTTTCAGACATCGCGCGGCGACGAGTGCGGCCGAGGTCCCGTTCGAGAGCCCGTTGAATACGAGCTTCTCGGTCCGGACCTCTCCGGTGATCGCGATGTTTCCATTGTCCTCGGCCTTGATGGTTCGCACGTTGAAATCGTTCGAGCGATTGATGTAATCGAGCGTTACCTGATTCGAAGTTTCGCTCCAGGACGCGCGCGCAAACTGGACGCTCTCGATGTCGTCGACGTCGATCTCGGGGAGCGTCGTCGGATCGTAATCGCCGCGCGCGAGCTTGAGCGTCCAGAGTCCCGTCGATAGGTCGACGTACAGGACGCCGTCGATATGCCGAAGGATCTCGCCGATGATCGTGTCGGCCGTGTCCTGTGTATCGAAGAGCATCGAGACGCCGAGCCCTTCGTTTTTGAGAATCGTCGCCGCGTACGAAAACGCGGTCGCATCGATCCGCGCGGGAAGGATCCCGAGACCGTACGTCTGGTTTGTCAAGAGATCATAGATCGCGAACGCGCCGTTCGCGTCTCCGCCGAGGTTCGCGAACGTGGATCCCATCGCGAGCGGATCCGGACAGCGCCGAACGACGAACAAAAACGGCCGCGGCGAGCTCGAAACTCCGACATAGAATCCCTGAAAAACGGCGTAGCAGATTCCGCGATAGTTCGGCGAGACGCGCGAGGGAAGAGTTTGAACGGTGAAAAAGTCCCCAGGCGAAAAGTCGATCGAACCGCCGACGATCGTGAAATTGATTTGAGCGGAGCCGAACGCGAACCCCTCGAAAGCGACGTCGTTCCCGAGCGAGTCCGAGATCCGGCCGGAGACCGAACCTTCGACGATGAACTGACGCGCGAGATAGTACGGCTCGTTTTTGTTGTTCGTGTAAAACGAACCCGTCGCGGTGATCGTGATCGTTTCCTCGACCGACGCGCTCCCCGCGGAGAGGAAAGCGAGTCCGCCGTTTCCGGTCCCGGAAAACGTCGGAAGGACTCCGGTCTCCTGAGCGACGGTCGAGCTCTGATGCTGCGAGAGATACGAATCGCTCCCCTGAGTTTGCGTCCCGCGATAAAACGAGATCATCCCGCGGAGTCCGCCCTGGCCCGTCGGAGTTCCCCCAAAAATATCTCCATCGTTGACGAAAACGTTTCGCGGATCCGATCCGGTGTCGGACGAGTAGGTGAGAACCTTCGAGTCACACTCGATCGAGACGAGCTCGTCGACCTCTCCCTGGCAGAGACAATACTGGATCCCGAGCTCGTACTTGTACCCGACCGTCGTCGACGAGAACAGTCCCGAGCTTTGCTTGATCGGTTGGAGTTTGAGATCTCCCCACCAGACGGTATTTCCGCCGCCGATCTTCACGGTTCCGAATGCGACCGGGATCGCGCGGCCCTCGGTCGCTGTCGGAAATTGGAAGTCTCCGAGCGAGGACGCGTTCATCGTGCTTTTCGGCCGCATCAGAATACTGATCACGGTCATCGCGACGAAAATCAGAAGTAGGAAAATAAACATTTAGGAAAGACTCGTCGTCCCGTCGAACGGGTTGATCGTGGGAATCAGGTCCCACCCCAAAAAGTTTTGAACGTTGTCATAGCCCTGGCATGCGGGGTAAGTATGCGCGCATCCCGAGACCCCGGAACACGCCGCGCCGATCGTGAGTCCGGAGATCCCCGACATGAGCTGGATCACGGCGCCGGCGTGCGCCAGGATCGCGCGGACGGAGTTCCCGACTCGGAAGTAACCTCCCTTGAGCTGTCCAGCCGGGATCGAGGCGAACGCGTCGACGGTGATCGAGTTTCCCGTCGAGTCGATCGCGTCGACGACGCCCGCGTACGTCAAAGCCGCGAGGTTCACTCCGCAGCCGCGATCTCCGAAGATGTGATTACAAAGCGATTGATAAACCTGTTTCGGGATCTTTCGAGTGAGCAGGTACTTGTCGGACCTACAAATGAGCTGGCACTCGTCGGTAAAGGATCCCGAGTACACGCTCCCGATGAAAAACGCGAGGACGTCGGCGTCGCTGTAGTGTCCCGCGAAAATTGTGAGTTGAACCGGCGACGGGGGAAGTCCGGGAATGAAGAGTTGAGCGAGAGGATGCGACGTCGGGAGGTAGACGTTGACCTGTCCCGAGTCGACCTCCGCGGTCTCTTCCATCTCTTCGCGCCGGATCGTCGTCGGTTCGTAAGTTTGTCCGAGATAGGTGATCGGTTGATCGGCCGACGTGAGAAAAAAACTTTGGCCCTCGGTATTGAACTGATAGATCTCCCACGGTTGACCGGACGCTTGAGACTGCTCGAGGGAATCAAAGCTCATGGGACCTCTCTCGGTACTTCTTGAAATTCGATGTTCGCCTGGGCGAGATCGCTGGTCATCCAAGTGATCTCGTTGTCGTCGCTCGCGAGCTTCGCGAGGGTGAGAAAAGAGATTTGCGTTTGCGTGCTCGAGAAACTTTTCCCCGTCGGCGAGTCGAGCGTGAGGAGCTCGGTCCCTTCGCCCCCGTCGACCGCGTTCAAGATCTCGCGGTACACGTTCCCGCTTCCATCGGTCGGGATAAATGCGATGTAGCGTCGCGCCTTCGTGGGGAAAAAAAATCGCGAATAGAACTCGGAGGCGATCGTGATCCCCGTATCGGTTGGACCGACGTCGAGAGCGAGAACGAGATCCTGATCCCACGTCGGGATCCAGAACGGCCGGAGCTGTCCGAAGCGCGCGATCAGGAAAGCGCGAAACAGAGTCACGGCCGCGTGACCATCGAGCCACCACGGGAACGCCTGAGAAACGATCGCGGTCCCGCCTTTGTCGACGGCCGAGATCGGACCGATCTTCGGATCGAGGATCACGATCGAGCGCGTGTACTTACGCTTGAGATCGTTCGCCCAATTCGGACCGAGCTCGAGGACGTCGAAGCCTTTGTATTGCGTGAGCGCGTTCGACGGCGCCGGCGCCGGTTGCTGCGCTTCCCCGGCGAACTCGAGCTCGATCGTGTCGGCCGCGGACCAAAGTCGATCGACTTCGACCTCGCTTTTCAGCCGGCCGAGAAAGATCGGCATTACCAGAGTTGAGAGTCCCGCTTTCCAGGAGTATTGAGTCGGCGACGTGACCGTGATCCCCGTCGGCGAGACGGTGTCGATCGTGAGGGCCTCGTACGTGTACTCGTCGGTCCAGATGACCGCGATCCCGCCGGGAGCGAATTGCCGATCGGTCGTCACGCAAGGGACCGCGAAGGATCCCGCCGGCGTGTCCGCCGTCATCGGCGTCTGATCTTGCCACCACGGAACGCCGAACGGTTGATTCTGCCATCCCCAAACGAGCGACTCCATCCCGGCCGAGTTGCGCGCGTTGAGTGCGCTCGCGCGGTATTTCAAACCTCGCCGCGGGAGCTGGCGGAGAGCTCGTCTTTGTTCGTTATCGGAATAGGCGACCATGACGTCGGTCAAATAGGAAATCATCTCGACGATCCCCTCGCTCCAGTCCGGAGCGACCGAAAAAACGGTGATCCTCGAGCCGGTGATGACGACGTCGGCGCCGAGGATTCCGCTCGCGAACGTGAAGACGATGTCCTGATTGATCTGAGCCGTCCCCGAGCTCGGAATCGTCGCCTGATAGATCCGGGAATCGAGCGCGCCGAACACGAGCGGTTCGCCGTAAGCATCGGTGAGGAGAACTCCGCCGACTCCGTTGATGACGATCGCCGTCAAAATCTGATCGGAGTTTCGGCACGCGTTCCAAACTTCGACGGGGAACTCAGTCGCCGAGAGGACATACTGGAAAGCCTGGACGCGCGGGATCACGATCACACGCTCGAAGAGCCGTCCTCCGAAAAGCTCTTGCAGCGATCCCGCGAGCGCGCGATGAGCGATCGCGATCGCGGCCGTCGGAGCTGGGGGCGTCGCGCCGAGCGCGCTCGAGAGAAACGAAAGCGACCATGCGGAGAGCTCTCCGCTCGCGTCCGTGATGTCGATCGAGCGGCCGTTCGGCGTCGCCAGGACCGCGGCGTTCGTGAAGTCGATTCCGCTGAAATCGGCCATTTTTTCCTATAGCTCCGAGGTTTGACCAGCTCGCGCCGGCGAGCTCGCCAGGTCGACGCCAGGTCGACGTCTCGACCGCATAAAGACTCGAGTTTTCCGACTTTCGCTCATAGCTATGAAACCTGGAGGACTGCGAAGTTCGGAAACATCATGTAGCTGTCGGCGCCGATCGTATAGATCGCTTTCGGCGTGAACCCGTTCCCGACTCCGTTCGAGAAAAATATCATCGGGACCGAACCGATCGGCGAATATCCGCCGGACGTTTCGGTCGATCCGTCGCGACCGACCCACCATAAAATCGGGAGCAAGTTCACGCGGCCGTCGATCGCCGAGGTTTGCATCCACTGGAAAACCTGGGGAGTCGTCGCGGTGAATGCACCGAGCGCGAACCGGGGGATCGAGACCGGAGGATTGCTGCCGCCGGCGACCGAACTCGCTCCACTCCTCCCCGTGTATCCTCCGATCGCGTTCGAGATGTCGCTGATCGGGATCCACTTCCCGGTGAACGAGTCGGAGTCGCATCGCACAAACGCCGCGGCCCCGTTGTCGTCGGCGTCGTGAGATCCCGGACAGTTCGAGGTCGCGTTGTATCCGGGGGTGTTCGGTGAGGGCGATTGATTCCCGCCATATAGCCCCGACGACGAGCCGTGAAAGTACGGTCCGCCTGTCCAGGTCCCGATCTTGACGAGCGATGTCCCAAAGCCGATGTACTCGAAAAGTCCCGCGGTTTTCTCGACGACGCAAAGGAAATTTTCATTCGCCGCGTCCGTGAAAAAGAAGTAATTCGCGAACGGACCCGCGGCGAGATTCATCCCGACGCCGACGACGTTCGTCGTCCCGCTCGCGAACGGAGGGTTCGTCGGTTGCGTGTTCCACGGTTGCGAAGTGTCGAATCCGTCGGAGAGGTAGAGCGCGAGCTGGAAGCCGTTCGCCGACGCTTCGGTGTTCCAAACGGTTTCCGAGACGGCCGCGCGAAGATGCGCGTACACGCTCCCAAGGTGAAGATGCACTTCCCATCCCGTCCCGACCGCCGCGCTTTTGTCCGAGGTCCAGCCGTTCGCGACGAGAAACGTGTTGATCTGCTGGACGAGATCGATCGGCGAAGCCGGCGTCCCTTGCTGGTATGCCATGAGCTCACCCCTCTAACTGAGTTTCACTGCGAAGTAATCGACCTTCGTCGTCCGATCCACGTTTTGAACGACGAGCCAGGACACGCCCGCGATCGTGATCGTGTTCTCGCTCGACTGCTCGAATCCAGTCGTCGCGCCGACGCCGTCCAGCTCGCCGTAGATGTTTTGAACCGCGGAATCATAGAGCACGAGCGGGAGGATCGTATATCCCCCGTCGAGGTCCGCTCTCCAGTCCTGCATCCCGCCTTGGTTCGCGTCCGTGTAGGGCCATAGCCGGCCGAGAGCTCCCTCGGCGAATCCGGAATCGAAACCGCGCCACACTCCAGTCGGGAGTCGGAGTCGGAGCTGGCATCCCGAGTCGTATGACTTCGGGGGTAGCCCGATCCCGAGGTTCCGGAGCTCGTTCCCGGAGTATGACCATCGCCAATTGTTCGAGCTCGCCAAGGGTTCGACCGAGAGGTAACCTCCGTCCCAAGCCATCGAGCCGGCGACGACGACGGGATACGGAAACACCCCCGGCGAAGGGTAAGTATTCATGAACCCCAAATAAGCGACGACGTACACGGTCGAGATCTTCGCGATGACGATCACGCGCCGGCCGTTCGCGATAAACCAGTACGGGGTCGAGGAGTTCCAAAGAGTGAGAACCGGCGACGGCGCGGACTGTCCAGCTCCGCCGACGTATCCCGCTTGATTGTCGAACGTGAGACTCGAGTCGAACGCGGTCGCGCCGAGCAGTCTCCAGTTGTAGTAGTCGGCGCCGACGTTCGAGAAGAGCTGCGCGCCGACGATGATCGCATCGAGGTTCCCGTTTCCAGGAGCTTGCCAAACCATTTGATCGCCCGCGTTCCGTCGGAGCGAGGTCCAGGGAGGCGTCGTCGAGACTGTGAACGCATCGGTCGCGACGAACGCGGTCCCGCCGGCCGTGATCATGAAATTGATTTTCGTCGAGACGAACGCCGTTCCGACGACTCCGGTCCCGATCGCGCCGGACGTCGATCCGACGACTGAGAAGTGCGTCGCGTCCGTGAATGTGATCGTCACGACTTCGGCGACCGACGCGGATCCGCCGATGAGCGCGGAGATCGTTCCGTTCCCGGTCCCGGTGTATGCCGGCGTGAGCGTCATTCCTTGGGACGTCAAAAACGTGTCGAGCTGATTGAGTAGGTCGCTGTAGTCGGTCGCCGTTCCGATTTGATAGGACATCAGTGTCCTCCCCTCTGGAGTGCTTTCCCCGCGGCCTTCGGATTGTTCGAGATGTGCTGGAGGATCACTTTCCCCGCGGCCTTCGACTCGAGATGTTTCAGGACGAGCCCTTGATCGAGACCGAGTCCGAGCTTGAGATCCATCGCCCCGCCGTAACCTCCGCCGGTAACGAGCCCGCCTTCGGCGAACCTGGGGATCGCGGTCCCGCGGATCGAGGGGACCGTTAGTCCGCGGTTGATCGCCGCGAGCGTCTCGAGCCCGACCGCGCGAACCGCGGCCGAACGAACGACAAACTCTCCCGTCGACAGTCGCGCCGGGATCGAATCCGACGTCCCCGTTCCGGGACCGAGGACGAGACCTCCGCCGGCCA